ATGAATAATCAAAATACAGGAGTTATCGCTCCTAATATACAAAACACTGACTGGGTTTTAGGGTCAGATACTGGAATTTCCTATAAAGAAAACTGCCAAGACTGGACACCATATTTACCAGTCTATGAGTCCCAGCAAACGCCAATTTTGGCTACACAGGCTTGTGTTACTTTTAGTTGCTTGAATGTGATTGAAACCCAAATTAAACAACAGACTGGAATTGAGATAAATCTTTCAGACCGTTTCCTTGCTAAGATGTCTGGAACTACCAGTAATGGCAACCAACTACAAAATGTTTTGTATTCATTAACTCACGATGGTTGGCTTTTAGAAGAAGATTGGACTTGGGACAGAAACACTTTTACTTGGAATGATTTTTATGCAGAAATTCCTCAAACTCTTAAAGATAAAGCAAAAGAAAATCTTAAAAATGCTAACTGGCAAGTAAATTATGAATGGGCAAATAGTGGAGACTGCCACCCAGACTTAGAAGCATTAAAGGTTCAATTAAAACAAGCTCCGATGCAAAGAGCAACCAGTTATGCAAGTGGATTATGCTCACCAGAACACGCTACAATGCTTTACAAGATTGACGACCAATTTATTTATATTTACGACAGTTACAACGGGGGAATTGTAAAAAACCCACTTACTTACTGTATGCCTTATTTAATGAAAATTGTTGTATTACCAAAAGTTATTCTACCAACAATCATCCCACCATTAACAAAAGACTTATCAGTAAATATGCCGTATGACTTGGAAGTAGTTTATTTACAGAGAAAACTCATAAAATTGGGATACTTGAGTCAGGGCTTAGACACAGGTTTTTATAGAAACTTAACCCAGCTGGCAGTAAAGAAATTCCAAAGTGATTACAAGGTTGCAAACCCAATCATCTTAGCTTGGAACAATGGGAAATATGTTTATATTAATACGAGAAAAGCATTAAATAATTTATAATGGATATAGTACAACTTCTGTCATTAGGATTTGCAATTTATATAATTCTCTTGGCAGGATATGTATTAATCCTTAAAGAAAAAGAATGACAATAAATTATAATAAAATTATGCACTTAGTAGCATCGGTTGTATGTTTTGCTATTCCAATAATGCTTTCAATGCACAGCGGAGTAGAAACCATAACAGTTGGAGCAATATTGAATGCAGTTTATTTATACTGTTCTCAATTGTTGAACCCAACACAACCTGTTTCTAAATAGTGTCTAATAGAGACAAATTAAAAATAGTCCGAGAGAATGAAACTTTAAGAAAGATAATTATTTTGTTGATTATCGGATTCATATTCTTTTTGGTAATTAGATAAAACAAAAGCCCTTAGTTGGGCTTTTTATTTACTCTTAACTTTCCTTTTGAAGTACTTTTAAAATTGTTTCTTATAAATGGCACAGAAACATCGTGTCTACTTTCTTTAACTCCTCTTTCCATTCTATCAAGAGTTTTGATTGTAACTATGCCGTAATTACTATTCTTTTTTCTTTTATAGCTCATCTCCTTACTTATTTATTTCTCCTTGATCTTGGGGGTTAACTTCGTCTAAATATTTCATAATTGCTGAATCCATAAAAGCCCATTCGTCTATATGACACATATATCCGTGTTCAAAACAAGTTTCCTTATGTTTTTCCAATTTTTCTTTTGCTATTTCTTTTATTCTTTCACTTGGTTTCATATTTCTCCCCCGCCATTAGCGAGGTGGTTTAGGTTAGTTTTTAACAATTATTAAAATTAGTAACATAATATTTATAATCATCAGTGACCAAAGTCTAAAATTAATTTCTTCTTTTGTGAGCCAGTCATATTTCATAGTTTTTTTATTTTTTTAATATTTCTATACACGCAGATATACCTGCGTTGAAACCAAATACATATTTATCGTGTTCATTAACATCAACTCCATCTGGCTTAATCTTCTCCCTTTCCATCTGCTCTGATTTTGAGGTAAGGAGTTTCTGTTTTTCTTCTTCTATCCAAGCATTAACAAAATTATAAATAGCTGGATAATCTTTTTCTTCTACCCATTTCTTTATATTTCCTTCCCCCCACGATTGTTTATTTGTCATTTGAATTTGGGTTAGTTAAATAAATCACTTATTTTTTTAAATACACAATCTCCGTATTGTTTTGTTCTATATCTTTGCCAACATAAAACTTCAAATTTACACCTACAGTATCTTATTTCCTTTTTGTCCATAAAATATGTTGCTCTCCATAATCCTTTCCATTTATTTTTATTATTCTCCCCCTTCTTTTGGATTGTCATTTTAGTTTAATAGTTTTCTATTACATACCATCAGTTCTTTTTTAAGTTTGTTTATTTCATTCCATTTTATCTTATTATGTCTCATTCCTGTCTCTCCGCCAGTCGTATCCATTTGGTCTGATTTTATTTCAATCAGTTTGTTTATATCAATCATTCGTTGCTTAATTTTATCTCTTTCTTTTTTCATATTCATTTCCTCTAATAATATCTTCCCCCTATTCGCTTGATGGACAAAAGGTTGCTGGCTACAAAGAATAACTTAAATAATCCTTAATATTGATTGCGACATCATTTACCAGCAACATTCTGCCCACCAAGTTTTGATGGGGCTAATCTTCATATTTTCCTTCATTTTGTCTATAAGATTTACCAGTCGTTGAAGAATATGTTTGCCCCTCCCAAACATCGGCAACCAGTTCTCCTTTTTCGTTATAGATTTTATTCATTTGATTAAATCTTCCGCTTTTATATCTATGTATTTTACTAAAAATTCTGCAAGTTTATCTAAATCCACTACTGCGATTTCTCCTTTTTCGTTTAGGTGATACATTACCCCTTCGCAATAATAGTTTTTACCTTTTGGTTGTGGTAAAACTCCAACAAACATTTCATCTAGTTCGGCATCATAACTAACTTTCCATTGTTTTGGTTTGTAAAACTTCTTCATATTTATTAAAAGTATTAAATCTAATCAAACTTTTTAAGAACGGTATTTACTTTTTCCTTTAATGAATTATGCGATTTTCCCCAAGCCTTTTTTCCGTCTTCCCAAGCAGTCCATTCTGTTCTTTCCACATAATCAAAATAATAAAGCAACATAACCGCTTCCCTGCTCGTAATTTTTATATTCTTTTCTATTTTTTTTAATTCCATTTGTTGTAATATATTAACCCTAATCTGCTTAATTTATGTGTCACTGAAATCCAACTTCTATTAAGATAAACAGCCATTTCTTTAACTAATTTTTCTCTATAATTTTCTTCTAAATATTCTATTTCTGGTGCTTCCCATCTTTTTGGTGGTAATCCTTTATTTATAGACTGATTTTTTTTGAGTATAGCCATAATCTCATCTCTCCTAAAATCGTCTTTCCCCGACTTTTTATTACTAATGGCTTGGTGTTTAAGAACTTTCAGGTATATTTTGGGATTATTCTGATAATACTTTTTATAATGTTCCGAATATTTATTAGGATAATATCTTTTTGCCCAAGTAATTTTATTCTGTTTGTGGTGAATTGTTATTGCACATTTCGGGGAACAATAAAACTGCTTATTCTTCGGCAACTTCTTTTTGCAAATTTTACAAACCTTCTTCATAAAAGTATTAAATCTAATATCTATAAGGGGGCTGACGGACTTACGCCTGCAAATTACCAGAATCAACAATTGGTTTCAATTTTAATCCGCCAAAAGTGATAGTGAGTTTCGGGATTATCTGGTTAAGCCCTACATTTGCAGGAATAAATCTATCAACCCCCTAATCTAATATCTATACCCTAAGAGAAAGGTTAAACTAACTTATTAATTAGTTCAGTTCTTCGCTGTTCCATAACTTCTTCTAATAGTTCGGACATCATATTCCTAAAATCTGGGATATGTTTTGGCGTTGTTTGCTGTTCCCAAATCTTAAAACATTTATTGTATGTCTCAAACAACTCATCTCTTATTAAATCTTCTAATGTTGTCATATTAGTTAAAAAAGTTAATTTTATGTTTTTTCCCTTCTTCGTCTTTTACCCAGACAGTTTCTAAAAAATACTCAAATTCTTTATCTTTTAGGAACTCTTTGGATTCTGCAATACTCATTTTCTTTAATTGTTCTATTTCTTCTTGTTCCATAATTTTTATATTTTAATTATAACTTATCTATGAGGGCTAGGAATATTCTTTTACATTCTTTTAGCACTTCCTTTTTAACCTCGTATAAAAATTCTTCTTTTTCGCTGTTTGGTTTCTCTACCTGCATATTATTTATCTTCTCTATCACTTCCCCCTTCCACTTTGCCTTTTCTTGGAGGGCATTTTCTTTTAATAAATTACGAATAATTGCTTCAACTCTTTTTCTAAACTCTGCCCTATTGGCACTTTCTCTGCCTGATAAATTAGCATACTCAATAACAATTCTTTCTACCCACTCCCCAACTCCTTCGGGCTTAACATTGTTGTCTGAGGGAGGGGTAGGGTCTATACATTCTGTTTCTTCTCCATACCCTTTTACTTCTCCGCAATTAAAACAAGTAAGATACTTATCATTGTCTAGTCCTTGGACTTTCCAATCGTGCTTATTTTTCACCTTCTCACACTTATCAAGGGTGTTGGTTTTACAGAAAGGACAATCAGTTTTTAATTCTTTAACGATTATTGAACTTCTGCCACACTTTGCACAATTATATTTTATCTTTGACATACTCTTTATTGCGGTTTAATATTTTTAACTCTTTTTGTGGGGGAAATAATTCTGATTTTAACACTGCCCATTCTGACTTGTATCTCATATCGGGGTGTTCTTTTACATACTCATCAATATCTCTGCAAATTACTTTTTTGTTTGATTCAGTTAATCTGTCTTTCTGACTTATCACATAATCACAAACACAACCTACTCCGTAAGAAGCCCTGCCAAGCATATAACGGACAGCAGACATAATCATAACACTTTCATTGCAATCCATTTGTTGTGGTTCTTTTTTCATCTCCGTCTCTTTTAGTTAATAATTTTAAGGGGTGGAGGCTAATCTTCTAAATACTTTTTTCTCAAATACTTTATAAATTCAAACTTACCGACTGAATTATCTAACTGGAAATTGGTATTGTTTAATTCCTCAATAAGCTTTTCCAATAACCATTTTACATCTTCTTTTTCCATATTTTTCTCTAAAATTATTTAATATTGCTTTGAATTTGAATATGATGTGGATGGGAACAATGACCGTCACACTTTTCTTCGTATTCTTCATCTAAATATTCTAATATAGCCGAGTCTATAAAGGCATCTTCGCCAATATGGCACATAAATCCGTGTTCAAAGCATACTTGTTTATGCTCAGCCAATTTTCTTTCACATATTTCTTTTATTCTTTTGCTTGGTTTCATTTTTATTTACTTTTTAATTGCTTATATTGGGGGTAATTCGTTTGGCTCTGGGGACAACTCATCTGGCTGTTGCACACTGCATTGCAACTTGCAGTAAATAGTTAGCCATACTTTCTTAGTAAATAATGCACTCCACAATCTTCCTATGTTATCGGCTATTTCGCTGTGTTTACCGATTACAGACTTGTTCAGCTTCTGTGGATATTTGTGGACATTATCGGGCGAAAGAAGTTGCTGATAGCCCAGAACAAAACGAACTACCTCTTTTTCATATTATTTCTCTAATTTTTCCAACAAATCCCAAGCCATAGTTGGGGGGGGTTAATAGTTTTGTGGGTCTGAAGAAGGAAATGGAGGGATTGATACTTCTATTTCCTCTCCAAAGAATTTACTGAGAGCCATAACAATCTGGTCTATTTCTTTTTTCTTTAAAAGCTCTGTTGTAGATTCTTTTCCGTACATTGAGGCTTGAAGTGGCTTCCAGATAAGCTCCTTAACGCTGTATTTGGTCACAGGAGCGTCTAAAATGAATTTGTTGAGTATTAGTGCCATTGTCTTGCCTTCTGCGTTTAAAACGCTTGCTATTGCTTCAAACCAGACGTGGAGAGCCTTTTGTTGTTGGCGAGTTAATAATTCTTCTTTATTCGGCTGAGAAGGGGTCTTTTCCATCATATAAATTTTCTAATTTAATACTTGAACCCATATAAGCGGTTGTTATCTCGTCTGATAATTCTGTATGCGGATTTGGCATAACTGCGTATTCTGTATCGTTAAATCCTGAACCTTTGCGAGTAATGGTTATGTCAAACTTTTTTGGAGAACCCCATTTTGGATTATCAATTAAGGCTTTTAGTGGAGTCATTATTGTCTTTTGAGTTATCTCCATAATTTGCAATCTTTTGGCATCATAATTCCAAATTATAAAAGCCCAAAAATGATTTATTTTGCCATCTTTTTTTATATCGCTTGGCATTTCATCAAAAGGTTCTCTTTGTCTTACTGGTTTATTATCTTTATTAAAATACTCATATCCTACTATTGCAGAAGATAAAATCCTGAAAGTATGTGTTCCTTCGATTAATTTTATGTAATTGCTTGTTTCAGGAATTTTATAATCTTCTGTTGGAAAAAAATCTTGTGTCATATTATTTATTTTCAAAAGCCTTTTGTGCTCGGTACAACTGTACGCAAGCTACAGCGGCATCTTGAAGTTGATTAATGTTATTATTTTCTACTGGTTTTAATTCTTTTGCTCCAAATGGAAATACAATATATTTATCAATTTTGTGTGGTTTTAATATTTTATTACCATCTTTATCAAATCCTCCATTAGTTTCAAATTGTATTGAGTATAAAGCACATTGAATAAATTGAGAAAAGAATGCTTCTTTTGAACTCTTAAAGTCTATAATAGACCAATCTCCATTTTTTAATTCTGCGATACAATCTGTTATTCCTCCGAGCCAAAGTTTTTTGTGATAAACATAAACTTCAGAGCCTTTAAATTGTTTGATATTTTCTTCAGCCCATTTTGCGAAAGAAATTACTTTGTCATCCCATTTTTGAGTAAGTTCTTTTTTATCAAGCCCGATACCAGAATTGAATGCTATATGCCACTTTACATATTTTTCCAACTCAGCGTGCATATCAGTTCCCTTATCAGCCTTAGTATTTTTGTCTTCAAAGTGTGCAAATCTGGCTTTTTTGAATAAGGGATATTTGATTTGTAGTTTGTCTATCGCTTCTTTTTTGTTATCTTGACTACAAGCTTCTAAGTATTCTTGTCTTATAGTTTCAATCTTTTCTCCTGTTTCAAGACAAGTAACCGCTGCCATTTCAGCCGCCCACCAAGTTAGGTTTTTTCCTAAGACATCTATTACTGAAGTAGTTCCAGTAAGTTGAATTTCATTTAAAAGATGTGCGTGTTTTAACTTTCTTTCTTTATTGTTTTCTACAAACTGATATTCATTAGTCATTATGTTCAGCGAGTCTGTTTGCCTCGTTAATTAATTCTTCGGCTTTTGCTTTTCCATCTATAAGTCCTTACTTATAACCTGCATTAAAGGCTTCCACCTGTAACTTATTCATAGCATTTACTTGGTCTAATATGTTGTCTTGAAACTCTTTTGAGTCAAATATATTTTCCATAATTGTTTCCCTGTGTTTCAGTTCCCCGATTGTCTGTTGCCCACCTTATCAGTAGGACAAACTCCTGAAAGAACCAGAACGCAAGGGATAAGGTTAATTTTTATTCTTCATCTTCTTTGTCTGGAAGAGTGTCCCAGTCTTCATCTTCGTCATCTTCTTCAATATCTTCTTCGTCCCATTCGGCTTGTTCATTTGCCCAGTCCATACCGAGTACATCTTCAGGATTTTCACCTGTTAATTCTTTAAATGTTTCTCTGTTCATATTATTTATTCAATCCTGCTATTAACATAATGCCGATAAAGCATATTGTTACTACCAGTCCTTGAACGAATAGAATTAACTTTGGGTGATTTATTTTAAATAATTTTTCTTGGTTCATTTTATTTTTTGTTAATTTTTACTTTTCCTTTTTCTTGCGAGCCGACCGATTTAATTCGCAAGCGTCTTATTTTTTGATTTAATGCTTCTACGCTTCTTACCTGTTTTAGGCATTTCGGGCAAAGCATTTTTCTAATTTCTTTTTCCATAATTTTATTTAAAGCGGATAATGTTGGGATTTGCAATCTTGCGATTTCTCGTTTAGGTCTGCCGTTATTACAGCATTAGAAAAGATTTTGTTTGTTTGTTCTTTTTTTCCCCGCTTATAATTGGGACTCCCTTCGGAGCAGTTATTGGGTGAACAAGTTAAGTATAATTTAAGTAAGCCGACAAGTCAATAGCCGACACTTATGCACAGGTGCAAAACTCATTATTGACATACGTTAAAAAAGTATTAAAATGAAAGATGTAAAGGAGAAAACTTATGACAAATAATAATTTAATTTATTGCCAACAAGAGGTAGCGAATCAAAAAGGCGTCATAACCTTTCTCCGTTCGCTTCCTCTTTTTGGTTGGAAATAAAATGGCAGAAAAAAAAGAAATTACATATACCTTAATTCTTCATCAAATAAGAAAAGAATTAAAATTAACTTTAATGGAGTATTGTGTGGCAGATAGTATTTATCATCTTTCTAATAATCCTAAAAGTCAGGTAAAAGGTTGGTGTTATGCTTCAAAAGAAACAATGTCAAAAATGTTAGGTAGCACCAGAAAAACAATTTTTGAAACTATTAAAAAACTTATAGAAAAAGGTTTTGTTGAAAAAGACGAAGAAACAAAACATATCAGAACAACTTCAAATTGGTATGAAGGTGTTGTTTTAGTCAAAGCAAAAATAGAGTATAACGAAATTACACAAGGTATAACGAAAGGTGATAGGGGTATAACGAAAGGTGATAGCAGACTATCACGAAAGGTTACACCAGACTATAACGAAACTACACCCAATATATATACTAATAATGATAATAATAAAGAAACTAATAAAGAATCAGCGGACAAGTCCGCAGGTAAAGATGTTAATGATTTAATAGATTTATTTAAAAGCATAAATCCTTCTTATAGGAAATTCTTCGGGAATAAAACGCAAAGGTCGGCCCTTGAAAGAATGTTGGAACGGATAGACAAAGAAACTTTGGTGCGAGCAATTCAGTCATTGCCTAAAACAAACCTTGAAAAATATGCCCCTAAAATTACCACTCCGTTGCAGTTAGAAGATAAAATGGGAAGTTTAATAGCATATATTCAAAGTAAAAAAACAACTAATCCAATTTTTATATGAAACAACAAATTTTTAATTACCAGTTATTTTTATTCGGTAATAAAGGAGAATTTATAACACTTACACAGGTTCAAGGTCAGCAAATTACAATGATTTTAACCACAGACGCAACCAGAAAATTTATAGCGATAGGAGAAGATGTGATAAATACTTCTGCCATTGAAAGAATAATCAGAGTTCCTGCAATAGTTAAAATAATAGATTATACAAAGCAAAGCCAAGAAAGAGAAGAGCCAGAGATTAGGGAATTAACAAGCGAAGAATTAAAAATACAAAAAATGTTAGATACGGCAAAAAATAAAATTAAATTATTGAACTAAAATGGAACTAATAAAATTCGGCAATTATAAAGATTTAGAAAAATCATCAGAATTTCAACAAGGGATAAAAGATTTTAAAGAAAAAAAGATAAAAAATGAAGGAGTTAAGTTTAAATGGTATTCAAAAGTTATTACTAAAAAAGAATGGGAAATTTTTTCAAAAGTTGGCAGTTATTCTTTTTTAGATGAAGATGGCGGAAATGTTAGAGTTGGTTTTTTGGCGGTTAATGAACCATTTAATTGTTTAGAGATTACAGATATAGACGACTTAATGAAAATTCAAAGATATCGTGAGGCAACTAATAGTTTTCCTCAACCAATGGAAATAAAAAAAACGATATGAAGCCACTACCCAACAGCGTTCAAAAATTAAAACCAATAGCCGATAAATACTTTTCATTATACGTACGGACTTATTATTCAAAAGACGGAATTTGTGAATGTTATACTTGCGATAAAAAGTTTCCGATTAAAGAAATTGATTGTGGTCATTATGTTTCAAGGACTTGCGGAAATTTAAGATACGATATTAGGAATGTCCGACCACAATGCAAATGGTGCAACAGATTTTGTGAAGGTAAAAAAGACGAATTCAGTTTAAGGTTAGAAGCAGAAACTCCTGGAATTTTGAAAGATTTGAATAAGTGGAAATACATAATTGTGCCTTTCAAAGTTGCTGATTTATTGGAAATCATAAAAGAAAATAAAGAAAAATTGAAGGATATTGACAAGATTTAAATTCAGGAGTAAAATTATAATATAATGCTTTGTGTTTAGAAATGACAGGATTACTCACAAAGCAGTCCTGTCTTTTTTAAAGCAAACTAAAAAACTATGAAAACAAAAGAAGAATTACAACAAAGAGTTCAGATTATAAATCAACAAATCTCACAACTCCACGATGAAGGCATAAAAATTGTCGGGCAGTTAGAATTGTTAGAACAAATAGAAAAAGAAAAAGTAATTGAAGCTCCTAAATAATTAAATAAATATAAGCGGTGTGGTGTCCGACAATTAAACAAAACGGATAACAAGTGAGTATAGATATTACTCAGACCTAAACCTCGTGTTCGTTTCGACACAACAGGAGGCAAGGTTGCAAAATCCCAACAGGTATTCCGCTTTAATAAGTTTATAAATAATTAAATAAAAAAACAATGGAATTTACAAAAAAACAAATAGAAGATATTACAGCAAGAGAATTAGAATGTTTAGAGTTTTTAAAAGAACATCAAATGTGTCCGTCAGTTAAAATGGTTGCGGTAAATGTAGGAAACGATTGTTTTGCAATGCGTGCTATCCCTTTTTTAAATGATTTAAAATATCAGGAAAAGGTTTTACCACAAGACTTACCTGTAAAAGAATAATATGAAATGTTTTTATCATAAATTTATAGAACTTCGGGGACAACTTATTTGTGAGAAATGCGGTTTGTTATGGGAAGAAAGTCAAAAGAAAGTTAAAAGAAATATATTAGGTCAAATAAAAAAGTCAGTTATAATCCGTAAAGAAAACTTAGACGAAATTTTAAAAGATAAATAAAATGTCAAAACTTTTACCACTTGGAGATTATTTACTTATTGAACCCATTGAAAAAGAACAGGTGCTTGTTTCAGATGACGAGATACTTTGTACTTATGGAAAAGTTCTTGCAATTGGAAATAAAGCCGATAAAGAATTTTTAAATAAGATTGTTGGTTATGAAATCTGGGGAGTTCGTACTATTGAGATTGGCGAGAAAAAACATTATCTTATTTCACAAAATAGCGATTTTTTATTGGGTGAAATTATCCTATGATTGGTACAGAATTATCAAACTGCAAGGAAGGGTGGCTACACGACTTTATTCTTTTAAGACAATTACCAAACGGAGTAGAGGAAGGTTGCAGGAAATGTCGCCAAAAAAGATATTACAAAATTGAGAATGGAAAAATAAATAATTTACTTTATTTAAAAGAACATATCCGCTCGGCACTGCCGAAATCACATAGACTTTTTAAACGAGAATATGAAAAAAAGATATAAACTAAAAGAAGAAATTACTGCTTGGAATTATCAATTTAAAAGCAAACTTCCTACTAAAAAAGAAGAACAAGATTTTATTAAAAATTTAAAACCCTCCCAAAAACAATATACAATTTTTACTTTTCCATCACAAGAAGAAATGCATCCAGATATAAAATGTAAGCCAGTTTATTTTAAATGGTATCAAAAAATATTTAGAAAATTATTAAATAAAGATGATTGGGATTTATAAAATTATGAAAACCTACGAAATTATAAAAAAGAAACTAAACGGAAGCGATACAGATTTATCTCACGTTATTGCTTATTGTTTAGCTTTAAAAGGATTTAGTATCTCAGAAGAAGATTATAACAAGTTGCCTGAGATGTTTAAGACATATTTTACCGATGAGCCACAACTATAAAAGGTTAACTTTTAGGAAAGTACCGATAAAAGCTAATACGCTTATTAAGTTTTCAATATGGTTAATATGGGAGCTCATTAGAAATAAAAAAGTAAGTATTACAACATACGATTAAATGCCAAGCGATAATATCACATTTGAAAAAGAACTTCAAGAAAAATTGCTAAATGGTATTAGTAAAGTTTCTTGTAATTATTTTACAGAAGAAAAAGCTAAGAAAGTTATTAAGATTATGAAAAAGTGGTTTTTATCTTCAGAAAGAAAAATAGAAGAAATAAATAAGGTTTTAGAAAATAATTAACTTGTAATTCCTATCGGGCGGCTTTCTTACAAGTTGGCTGTCCGACAGGGATAAAAAATATATGCCAAGAGGAGTTTACGACCATAGTAAGAATAAAATTTGGAATAAGGGATTAAAGGGAATACACTTATCTCCAGAAACAGAATTTAAAAAAGGATGTAAGTCGGTAGGAGTAACTTTTAAAAAAGGAATACATCCTAAAAATGAATTTAAAAAAGGTTCAATCCCACCCAACAAGGGAAAAATGAAAGTAACGAGTTACAAGAAAGAAGGAGCTACTTCGGCTGCTAAACACCAATGGATTATATACAATTATGGTAATCCCCCTTATTGTGAAGATTGTGGTAAAGTGGGAGTAAAAGTAAATAGGCAATGGAATATTGATTGGAGTAACATAGACCACAAATATAAAAGGGAAAGAGATAATTATATTGGTAGATGTAAAAATTGCCACGAAAAATATGACCAAATTTATAATAATAAATATTGTAAAAAATGAATTCTGATTCAAATATTATATTAGGAGATGAGTTGCAACAGAAACTTATTTCTGGAATAAGCAAAGTTACAGAAGTTATTAGGAAAAATTATGGCCCAAAAGGTTCAAATGTTTCCATTGAACAATATTTATATCCTTTCCACATCATAGCAAATGACGCTCAATCTATAATTCAATCTGTATATTTTAACGACCCAACAGAAAGAAGAGCTTTAAACTTTTTAAAAGAATTAACTGATAAAAATTCTAAAACATCAGGAGAAGGAAGAAAGACAAGTTTAATTATCGCTGAGGAACTTTTAAAAGGTGGATTTGAACAAAATATAAAAGGAATGAAACTTAAAGAGGAATTAGACGCTTTACTCCCACAAGTTTTAGAAAGTATAGACAAACAAAGCAAACGAGTTGAGTTAGAAGATATTGGAATGGTTGCAGAAACATCCTCAAGAAGCTCGGAAACAGGAAACTGGATAGCTAAAATCTATCAAGAAATAGGCAGAGATGGTATAATCCAAGTTGAACCAAGCGGTATGGAAAAAACCGTATATGAAGTAACAGACGGAGTAAGATTTCACGCAGGAGCTTTAACAACTTCATTCTACAATAGCAAAGACGGAGCAGTTTATGAAAATCCTTTAATCTTAGTCAGCAAACAGAAGATTGAAAAGTATAACCAGATAGCTCCTTTGGTAGAATACATAATAAAAGTTGAAAGACCACTTGTTATTTTTACTGATGATATGGACGAGAATATTGCAGTAGATTTAATCAAAACCCACTTAGCCAAGAAAGCTAAAATACTTATTATCAAAGCTCCGGTAGTATTCAAGCATTATATCTTTGAGGACTTTGCAAAATGTGTTGGTGCGACAGTAGTTGAAAGTGCAACTGGGTTGCAATTAGGTGAGAAGCTACCTTTGACAGCTTTAGGAACTTGTGATTATTTAGTAAGCGATAAAGAAGATACAGTTTTAAGGGGAATTAAAGATATTTCAGCTCACAAAGATAGTTTAAGGAAGTTAGGTGATGACGATAGTTTGAGAAGACTGGAATGGTTAAACACTAAGACAGCAGTTTTAAAAATGGGAGCTAATAGTGAATCAGAATTATCTTATAAATTATTGAAAGCGAAAGACGCAGTTTCGGCTTGTAAATGGGCTTTGGACAGTGGAATTGTAGAAGGAGGCGGAATGGCTTTAATGAAATCGGCTTCAGAAATTGATTCATTAGAAGATTATTTACAATTAGACAAATTAGAATCAAGAACAACAGAAACTCCAAAAAGTATTTTTGCATCTGCATTAGAAGCACCTTATAATCAATTATTAGAGAACAGTGGCGAAGAAGGAATAAATACTGATGGAGTTTGGGACTCAAGTTTGGTTTTGAAGAATGCTGTGAAAAATTCCGTTTCACTTGCAGGAATAATTTTGACAACGGGTTGCGACATAAGATTAAGAGACAAAACCAAAGAAGAACAGGAGTTAGAAATATTAACACTTAAGAATAGACCCTTTTAGGTATGAAAATTGATAAGAATAAAGACAGAAAAATTAAACTTTATCAACAAATTACTGAACAATTAGGTTGGAAAGGAGTAAAAATAGTTTATATGTATCACGATGGAAGGATAGAAATTGATTTAGGTAAATTTTATAAATTATTTAAATTTATTAAATAGTATGAAATGCCAATTTTGCAAGCGTAACCATTGGTGGTTAAAAGTAGACTACCGAAATATAAAACACCCAGTAATAGGTTTGATTAGAAGCAAAGATAAGATGTGTAAAAAGTGTGCCGATAAATTTAGTAAAGTAAAATAAATGGAAAAAATATCTAAAGAATACGAAAATATAACTGTTACAGAAGAAATAAAATTAAAACTTTTGATTGATTGTGCTAATAAGATTAACGAAATTATAGACAGTATAAATAAATATTCAGGTATTTGCGAACACGACTTTAAGCAACAAATAAACTGCACAGCGAATTGTAAAATATGCACTAAATGTGGATTAACACAATATGAATGACCTTAAACCAAAAGAAAAAGAGTTTGTTAAAGAATATGTGGCAAATAATGAAAATGGAACAGCAACAGCTCAAAAGGTTTATAAAATTGAAGATGAAGATTATGCAGGAGTAAAAGCTCATAGGTTGATAAGAAGAGATAAGATTAAAACAGAGATTGAAAAAGTCAAGAAAACAATAGCAGAAAGATTACCAGATGACTTGTTAGTTGAAAAGAATATAGCATTGCTGAATAAGATGGAGATGATAGATACTAAGAATGAAGAAGGACAAACCATTAGAGTTGAGAGCGACCAAATTGATGCAAGAGCCGTAGCAAAGGGTTTAGAGATAGCTCATAGAGTTAAAGGAACTTACAGTCCTGATAGTTCAGTAAATGTGAATGTAAACATAACTCCTGTTTTAGTAAGGTTTATAAACAAAAAAGAAGATGGAGATATTGATTCCTCAGGAATTTAAAAGACTATTTGATAATGATTGGAGAGAAGCCGCAGTCTTTGGCGGAAGATACTCACTTAAAAGCCATACAGTAGCAAGATACTTACTTATCAAAGCAAGAGAAAAGAAAACCAGAGTAGCTTGTTTCAGAGAATTTCAAAGTTCAATAGCAGAAAGCTCACATCAGTTGCTATCAGATTTAATTAAGCAGTACGAACTAAGAGATTTTAAAGTTACCGATAACGCAATTATAAACACAATCAATGGTTCAGACTTTCTCTTTAAGGGATTATTCAACAACGAACAGACTATAAAATCCATTGAAGGTATTGATATAGCTTGGGTAGAAGAAGCTCAGACAGTAAGTAAGGAATCATTAGAAGTCTTAACTCCAACAGTAAGAAAGCCGGGTTCAAAGATAGTTTATACTTACAACCGATTATTAGAGAACGACCCAGTTCATCAAAGGTTAGTGGTAGAGGGAAGACCGGATACTTTAATTATAAATGTAAACTACGACATAGCCGAGAAGTATGGTTGGTTGCCTGAAGTTATCAAGAAAGAAATTGAAGACGATAAGCTAAAGAGATTTGTCCTTTACAAGCAGAAGTGGTTAGGAGAACCATATATAAGTCCGAACGACTTGGTGAGTGAGAGTTCATTGGTTAAGTGTTTAAGTCCAATCCCAAATAGCCAGCAAGGAAGAGTGATTATTGGAGTGGATACGGGAAGTAATATTTTTTATACGATGATGAATAAAGAGGGAGTGTTCTATCACGGATATGTACCAAGTGTAGAAGAAATGCAAGGTAAGCCAGATTATGACCCCTACAACGAGTTAGAACGTAGGTTGATAGAATACACCAGAAGTGTACTTGTCTCTGACCAGGGAGGAGACCTTATTGGAATAAGAAAGCTCCAGGCTAAGTACAAAGGTAGGGTATTCTTATGCTGGTCTAACAAAGAAAGTAAGAGTGAACAACTTATTAAGTGGGGTGAAGACGATGAGTTTGGTAAGGTTTCAATAGACAGAAACAGAATGGTTCAAATGGCCGTAGATGAGATTAAAGAACAACGAATGACTTTTAACGGAACTAAAGAAGACTGGATGCCATTCTTTGAACACGCTATGAATATTTACAGGGTTAAGGAAATTCAAGGTGATAATGAGAATGACCCTCAATACGGTTGGAGATGGGTATGGAAGCGTAAAGGCCCAGACCACTGGTGGTTCTCATTCATTTATGCTTTAGTAGGCTTTGACCGATTTAGTGAAGACTTGGCTCAAATAGTTTCTAAAGATAAGTTTATGGCAAAGATACCAGTCGCTTCAGATGAATTAGGACAAGTAAGTGCTAAACAGGTTGGAGCGAGAATAATTAAGAATGAAATTCAACGTGGAGAATACTTCAATGGATAATAAAATAGACTTTACTGTTATGGGCTTAGACGATATGACTTCAGACTTTTTAAATTACTGTATGAAACACCGAGATAATTTAGAATATGAAAGGATAAACAATGTTCAAGAAATAATTACAGGTTCGGCTACATTATTCTTTGATGACTTTGGAACGATAGGAAGAATAGATAAAAATACTGTGAGAAGTAGAAAAGTATTACACCTCTTGACAGGAATTTAATAGGGCGTATAATTTAATTAGACAATATAAAAATATTTTAAGTCCTAACATAAAAAAGATGGGGGACACCTAACGGTGTTTCCTGTTTTTGTGTATTTAAGATAGGTTTCGGGGTCGCCTCTTAGTAAGGTGTCGCCTAAGACTCAATCACCTCCAAGGCAGAAACCTGCCTTAAAAACATAAACACAATGGATGAGGATTCATTCGCAATGAATATATCCGGAGTCACAGATTTAGTTGGCTCTGATATAAACAAAGTAAACAACAATAACGCAACCGAACAAGTTGGTGAACTTTCTGATGTATTAACATTAGACAAAAGCGATACAGACCTTTTGGAACTTAGAGATGAGTATGAAAGCCGACATTCTAAATACTATCCAAAGATTAAACCAAGAACTGAACAAAATAAGATTTATTACTCGGGTTCAGAATATCAATCAGGACTTAACACAAAGAAGGGAGTAGCTTCTAACTTAATCTTTGAGGGAGAGGAAACGTTCTTACCAGAAGCCTTAGCTAAGAATCCAGAACCTGTTGTTTGGTCTGATAATACACCAGAGGGAGAAGAAGCAAGTAACCAGATTAAATCTATTTTACAGTACAAAGCTGATACAATGGTCTTGAGAAAGAAACTTGGTATTGTGTTAAGACATTGGGGAATTTACTTTATAGGAATTGTTAAATACGGCTGGGACAAAAAGAATAAAGACTTTACTGTCCAGGTAAGAAACCCAAAGAATTTCGTATGGGACGGAGACGCTTATGTAGACGAGACCGGAAGATATATTGGAGACTTTTTGGGAGAGAGGTGTACTGTTACAGCTAAAAAACTTATAGAACTATTTCCTAAGAGCGAAGCGTATATCACTTTAAAAGTTGATAGTAAATTAGGAACTAAAACTACTTATACAGAATGGTGGAACGATGAATATTGCTTCTCTACTTTTGAAGATGAAGTTTTAGACAAACACAAGAACGAGTTCTTTAATTATCCTAAAGTTGAAAAGAATACTGAAGAAGAAAAAGAAAACTATGGTATTGAAGAAGACGAAACAGTAACTCCAGGCAAGAACCACTTCTCACAGCCTGTAATGCCCTATACGATGTTTTCAGTCTTTACCTTACAGGAACAGCCACACGACATTACAAACCTCATAGAACAGTCTATTCCTCAACAGGACAGGATTATAGACCGAGACTTTCAGATTTCAAGGAACTTAAGAAGCGGTAATAACTCTCTGATTATGGACGACAGGTTCTTTACTATTGAAACCGCAAAACAAGGAGCTAACGCCATTGAAGACGGAGACCCGATATTAGGAAACATTGAAGGAGTTAAACGATTACCAGCTTCTCCACTTCCATCAGGTATTTTAGAAGCTCAAGAAGTTGATAAACAAACTCTTAGAGGAATATTTGGAACTTCCGGAATTACACCTCAAGAACAATCCTCTACAAGCACCGCAAGAGGAATGATACTTAATCAAGACCAAGACTCAAGCAGAATAGGTGGAGGAATTGGCGAGAGCTTAGAACAATTCGCAGACTCAGTGTTTAACTGGATGCTTCAGCTTATGTATGTCTTTTATGACGAACCTCACTATGCCGCTATTGTAGGACAAGGCAACGCAGTAAGTTATGTTAAGGTAGTTAATTCTGATATTAATAGGCAATTTGTTGTTTCGGTAAGTCCCAACTCGATGAAGCCCCACGACGAAGTTTCAGAAGTGAATGAAGCCATTAACCTTTGGGACTCAAAAGCATTAGACCCATTAAGTTTATACATAAAATTAAACTTTCCTGACCCTAAAAAGACGGCTATGCAAACCGCTATTTGGATAACAAACCCCCAACAATATATACAGGAATTTTTATTAGGAGGACAGACTCCACCACAGCAACAAGCACCACAGGGAGGAGTTCAACCGCAAGGAGGCACACCAGCACCAGATTTGACTCAACCGCCTCAAAACGAACCTTTATCGCAAATCCCGATTAACACGCAACCACAATAAAATATAATTAACCTTACACCCTGAATTGTCTGCCTTTACTTGTAAGGTTGGGCAGATAACTCAGGGAAAACAAATATGCCAACAGGAGTTTATGTTAGAAGTGAAGAAGATAATTTAGCAATGGGAGAAAGCCTAAAAAAGGCTTATAGAGAAGGAAGAAAGACAGGATTTAAAAAGGGAGAGAAAACTAAAATATGGAATGGATTTACAAGCCCACACACTGCTTGGAACAAAGGAAAACCTTGGAGCGAAGAAGTTTTAAAAAAACTTAGATGTAAAAGACCAAAAGCCGCAGGTGAAAATAACCATAAGTGGGTTGGAGGGACACATAGATATTGGATAAATAAATGTTTTGAAAGAGATAATTTCACCTGCCAAGATTGTAAAATACAATTTTTAGAAAAGGGATTATTAGATGTTCATCATTTAAAGTCAAAAAGTAGATACCCAGAGTTAAAGTTTGATGTAAATAATGGAATTACTCTTTGCCCTAATTGCCATAGAGTAAGAACATTACAACAAAGAAAAGTAAATTTCAACTAAATTATGAAACCCGCACAAAAAGCATTAGACAAAGCAAAATACTTTGACCACGACCCTTCTTCTGATAAACGCTTTGGATTAGAACCTGGTGCAGGTCGTAGAGTTTTAGATTATGGTATGAAAAAGAAAGGCTTTACAGTAACAGGAGAGAAAAAGATAAAGAATAAAAAAGGAGAATTTACAAGAATTTATTATAAATAGTATGAACCCAAAATCCAAAGCACTAATAAAAATGAGTAAAGGTAATTTCATAAAAGAACATACAAAACTATTAAAAGCATTAAAAAGTCGCAGTCCTAAACTTCTTAAAGAAGAGTTTAGAGAACAAAATAAAGAATTAAAAGAATATAAATAATATGCCAAAATTCTTAGAAGAAGAACTAAAAAAAGAATACGGAAATAATAATCACGCAATCTACGGAACTATGAACAAGATTGGTGCAATGCGAGGCAACAAAGAAACAAAGAAAGGTGAAAGAATGGAAGAAAAACACGAAGCAAAACTTAAACACAAAGGGTCGGCAATAAAAAAAGTCTTAAACAAAAACAAATAATATGGCAAGAGAAATAGAAGACGATGAGGAGACAGAGAAAGAAGCCGAAGAAGAGGAATCTTCTCATAAAAGAATGGCTTGCAAAGGATGCGAAGAAGATGGTCATACAAGAAACCATCACAAGCACAAAGCAAAAAAGGAAGGTATTAAAAAAGTATTAGAAAAAGCTAAAAAATAAAACTATGGGATGGGAAAATCATTTAACTCCAACAGATAAATCTATCGGGAGAAACGAAAAAAAAGTTAAAAAAACTTCTGAAAAAGTTAAAAGTAGTTTTTATAGAAAGGCTGGAATTTCTAAAGCACTTAGAAAAGTAGTAGAAGGAAAATAAACCAAACCTCTTTCTTCTCGGAACGCAGAGGTAATAAAGAACGAACCTGTGTAAATTCAATTAACCATAGGCTTCCTAGGCTGAGCCTGAATCAGTCCGCAACAAATATATGGCAAATGAAAACCAATCAACAGAAGACGAGTTTTTAGGAGACTTAGCTAACAATGGTTCAAACGACCCATTTGATGGCACTCCTGATGACCTTTTTGAAGCTCCTACCGAGACCAAAAAGGAAGAAAATGTTGAAGAAAAGGTTGAAAAAGTCCCCTTCAACAAAGACCCTAAAATTCAAAGGTTCATAGAAAAGCAGGTAGAACGAAAACTTTCCGAAAGAACCATTGAGCAACCAGTAAGAGAATCAAAGATAGATACTTCAGAATCTCCTTATGGAGATATTCTCAAAGAAATCATAGGTGATGACACTCCTGAAAAGAGAAACGCAATAGATAAGTTCAATCGTACCTTTTTGGAGCGAGAAGAACGCATTACGAGCTCTATCAGAGAAGAATCAAATCAAGAACGCCAAGCAGAGGTGCAAGCCGAAGTGGAAGCGGAAGATACACTTATGACGGGCTTTGAGAACATTGAAGATAGCTATGGAGTTGACCTATACGCTCCTGAAAACAAGAAGCTAAAAGGACAATTTATAGACTTTATTAAGAAAGTAGCACCCAAAGACGAATATGGTGAGATAGCAGATTTTCCGGATATTGAAGGAACATTTGAAACATTTCAATCGCTTCGTCAGAGGAGTTCTCAAACAGAACGAGGTAAGGACTTAGCTTCACGTTCTACGGAACGAGGCAGTAACAGTTCAGCTCCGACTATTAAGGAACAGCCTACTTTTGATAATATTGAATCTATGTTTGATAGACTTGCAGGATAAATATTATTAAATTAAAAAAACAATATGGCAGCAGACCCAACAGCTCCAAATTTGAATATCCAAACAACTACCAACCAGTACCTTTAGTGGTGTGAGGTATGAATCTTTTCTCCCAAGCAATATAACGGCACCAGCGTGGGTAGACTTGGTTCTTAAGGATAGATAAAATTGTCCTTAATAAAAGGGTTTAACTCGGGGGAACTCCCATTGGGACAATCCCGAACCAGCAGAGAGAATAGTTATTTATTAACATTTTATAAATAAGTCTCTCGGGCGTGCGTAACGGTCAGCGGTGAATAAATATAATCCGCATTAAGAACCCTCACCGAAAGGTGATGATATGACCTGAACACTATGGCAACATAGTGAAGTGAGAAATAGAAAGCTCACGATAACATATTTGAATTTCTTCTTTGGTGAAGTATTAAGTAACACAAAGAAATGGGACGGTTCACAGATGCTTTTCCCGATTAAATATCAAAAAGGTGTCAATTCAGTAGCTTTTAATGGCTTTGATTTCCTCCCAACAACACAACAGCAAGTATCAGTTAATATGACTTTTTATCCGACTTTCGTGGCAACTAATGTCGCCTTAGCGGGAAGTGATTTGTCAGTTAACAAAACTCCTTCTCAAAAAGTAAAACTTTTGACTCAAATGATGAGTTCAAGAGCACAAGACGGAGCAGACGATGTGGGTAATTTCTTTCAAGGAAATGGAACTTCTTTTGGAGGCAAAGCTCCAGCAGGTTTAGGTAACATCGTAGACAGCGGAGCAGTTTCTTCAACTTATGGTGGACTCTCAAGAGCTACCTACACAGGTTTGAATGCAACAGTTACAGCTTCATCTGGTACAATTTCTCTTTTAAAAATTAGACAATTATCTAATCCTTTAACAGATGGAAAAGTAGAACCAGACCTTTCACTTACAGACTATACAACCTGGTCTTATGTAGAACAGTTGCTACAACCTTTCCAGAGGAACAACTACTCAGATAACTATGACTCAATGAAAGCCGGAACAGGCTACAAAGGAGGCGTAGGAATCATCTGGGACGGATTGGTAATCCACAGAGACAAGAAAGTTACAACAGGTAATTTTTACCTTTTGAACACAAAGTTCTTGAAATTCTACGGATTGAATTGGTGGGAAGGAACTCCAGTATCTTTGATGGACAAAAAGATTGAAGGAAACATCTACGACTATATGAATCCAGCTTCAGCGACAAAAGCTTTCACTTGGACAAATTGGATTAGAGCTTATAACCAAGGAGCTATCAATGGATTTATGATTCTCGGTGGACAATTAATTTGTACCGACCCACAAAGAAACGGAGTTTTGACAGGAATTACAGGAATATAATTAACCCAAAATAAAACATTATGAGCAATGCATTTGACAAAACAATAGACAGTGCGTTACCTATCGTTGCTATTAATGGGTTAATTACTCACAATAATGTTGATATGTCTGATTCTTCAACTGTTCTTCTTCCAGCAGGAACAACAATTGGAGGTTCGTCATTAACAGCATTAGGAACGATTACATCTTCTTCAGCACAAGCATTGGCAGTAGGTCTTAACGGACTTACTAACCCAGCTTTCAATGTGGATTCTTCAACGGGTTCACAGGCAGATGGAGTAAATGTAAAAGGTTTAGCAGCAGGTAACGGTGCACAAGTATCAGTAATAACTTCTGGTACAAATGCACCACTAACGATTAATGCAGCAGGTTCAGGCACAATTACTATTGGCGGCGTATCAACAGGAGCAATTACATTAACAAGGGCTACAACCTTTACTAATGGAGTTACTATTGGTGCATCAAAATCAATAGCAAGTGCAGGAACAGGTGCAACTGGAACAGTCCTTGCTGATTTAAAAAACGCAGCAGCAGGTACACTTTCAGGAACAGCATTAAATGTTGAGATAAGCATCGGTGGAGTACCTTATTACTTCGCAGTTTATCCAACAAAAACATAATATTATTAACAAAAAACAAAAATGAGCTATATATCAGATAAAGATTCCGCTCCTCTTTCCTTAATGGGAGTAAACGGCGGAAACACTTCAACAGATGCTTCTCTTTCAACACTCGTTGGAGCAGAATTTAAAACAGGTGATGGCAGAACATTCGTTTTGGTGCAGAACGGTGGTACGGCTTTAATATCAGGAGTAATGATACAAAGCCCAGCTTCAATCGGAGCTAACCACACAGGTTTGGCAGTTTCAGGTGCCGCCACAGTAAACGTAATCGGTTCAACAACCGTTACAGTTACAATGGGAGGTACTTTGGCAACAGCTAATCAATATGCAGGAGGTTATGCAATCGTGTCAGCAGGTTTAGGTATCGGACAAACCCTAAAGATTGCTTCACACCCAGCAGCAACATCTTCAGGAACTTGCGTACTTACATTGGAAGACCCATTGTCAGTCGCATTAGACACAACTTCAAAAATTTCATTAACACTTCCTCAATATGGAAGCCAAAATGGAACAGATGTCACAACATCAGGAGTTATTGTCGCTCCATCAACACCAACAGGAAGAATTATTGGTGCTACAATCTATCCTATCCCAGCTTCAACAACAACAGTTCCTACTTATGGATTTATCCAGACAAGAGGAGCTTGTGGAGTATTGAATCAAGGTGGCACAACCATTGGATTAGGACTTTCAATCGGTTCAGCAGCTGGTTCTTTGGCAACAGCATCAACTACAACAGCAAGGCACGCAGTTGCAACAGTTGCAGGAGAAGATGGAAAAGTACAGATGGTAACATTACAATTGTAATAATTGTTCAACTCAGTCCCCTTGTGAGGGATTGAGATTGGATAGTTATCCAAACCATATTAATTAAGTGGGCTTCTATAATCGCTCTACGAGCTATTACAGGGCTTACAAGGCACACCACGCCTGAAGTTGGTATTATATATGGAAGACCCAAAGTTGACAGCAGAAACGCCTAAAACTAATCCGAATTATTTAAATGGCGTATTTTATTTCAGTAACGCTTCGGAAGAGGACTTTATAGCATTATGGAACAATGTAGAATACATATTTCCAGCAATGACTTGTTCGCCAATGTTGATAGCAAATGAACCACCTGAAAATGTTCAGGAGATTAGAAAGAGATTTGCTCTTACTTGGGCCCAAAAGCAATGGTATGCAGGCAGAGAGTATAAGAAAATGGTTAAAGAGGGTGGAAGAATACCAGCTATTCCAAATGAGAAAGTTTATGAGCCACTTATCCAGATGTGTCTTAATCCATTACCGATAGTTCAAGTTAAAACCAAAAAGAAAGGAGAAGAAAAGACGAGATACAAAGGAAGCAAACCAGTAAATAAAAAAGATAATCTGAATGAAATTTTCAAAGACGATTCTGAAAGCGTAGTAGCACAATTACCAGAAGACTAAGATGAAGATACCTTCAAAACAACAAGTTTCCGTTCAAATAGCCGACCAGAAGCGACATCAGATTTTAGAAGGTGTTCAAATTGCGAAACGTGTGGATGTGCTAAGAAATGCACTTGCAGAACTTGAACGCAACCAAAAGAACTTTATAGAACAAAGCACCAAAGAACTTACCGAAGTTACGGAGAAACTTTATACAAAGAAAACAGTCCTTGAAAGAGAAATTAAAGAAGCTGAGATTAAACTGGAAGAATTGAGAAAACCCTTAGATGAAGAATGGGGCAGGGCTACCGAAAAGAAGTTAGAATTAGAAGCATATGCAAACCAACTGGCAGTTAAGAAATTAAACTTTAACCTTGATAAAGATGAGTTTTTAAAGAAACAAGACAAACTTATTAAACTTGAAAAACATAACGATTTAATTCAAGAACAGTTTGAAAGATTGTTAGAGGAAGCAAAGGAGGAAAAGTTATCAGCCGACCAGATGTTAAAAGACTCAATAGCCAACCGAGATGAGATAGAAAAGGAACTTGCTGAAAGATTATTGGCAGTTTCAGTGAAAGAAGAAAAGGTTAACTTTGACTTACAGGCTAACGAACACATTAAAGAAATTAACGAAAGAAAAGAAAAAGAATTAAATATTAGGGAGAGGCAAATAAAAGATTTATATTCAACTTACGAAAGAAACTTAAAAAGAAATGTTAGACGAAAATAGCAATTCAACAATTTTATGTGCATTAAATACTGATGGGATTGGTATTGTACAGGTTAAAGTAAATCCAGTTAATCACGCTTTAGAAATAGATGATAATACTACTGGAAGCGATAACGGAAACAATCTTGGTAATGCTATGTTAGACCAAAATTCAAGACCAGTATGGATTGCTGAAAGTTCAAATGGAGATGGTACATTAGTAGAAGTATATGGTGATACTAACGGTAATTTATTAGTAAATTCAAATTAATATGGCAAATGCCGGAATAGACCAAAATTCAAGAGCTTCATTGACAGGAATATCTTCTGTTGATGGAAAAACAATTGTTCCTTTGTATTGCGACCCGACGACGCATAGGTTGCTTATAGACACAGCAGGTTCTTCTAATATTATTATCGGAACATCTACTATAACTTCAGGTTCTAATGGGAAGATTTTATATGATAACAATGGAGTAGTAGGAGAACTTACCAACAACTTTGAAGTAACCACTAATAAGGCAACTGATTTTACAACTATAAATAATACTCTTTATCCGACAGTTCAGGCTGTAAATAATCAGATAATAACCTCTGTAACAGGTCTTTTAGACTATCGTGGAAGCTACAATGCTTCAGTAAACACTTTCCCAGCCACAGGCGGTTCGGGAACTGCAGGAGCTATCTTGAAAGGAGACTTTTGGATTTGCTCGGTAGCTGGAACTTTAGGAGGGACTTCTGTAACTCCAGGAGATTTGATTATTGCTTTAGTAGATACTCCAGGACAGACAGCAAGTAATTGGGATTTAATCCAACACGATATAAATGGAGCTTACTTGATGACCAATGGTTCAGTAACTGGAGCTACTTCCCAAGCACAGGTATTCACAAACACATTACAAATTACAGCACTGACAGCTTCTCAGGCAGTAGTAACAGATGCTTCTAAAAATCTTGTTTCGCTGGCTTATACAAATTTAAATACAGGCTCGACAATAGTTTCAAGGGATACTAATGGAAATGCTAATTTCGTTAATGTAATTTCAACAACAGTTGCTACTGCAACATCAGGACAGACTATCGCTTTAACTGCTGGGAGTGCGAGGATACAAGAGGCAACCGGAACCTTAAATATTACATATAACTTACCCGATGCTACTACGGGATTTTTAGGAACAACTTATGAATTTAATAATGACTCAACTGGAACAATAACAGTTTATAAAAATGACGGAACAACACTTATAACAACAGTTCCATCGGGTGGATATATGATAGTTATTTGTTCTAATAATTCTACTACAAATGGATTATGGGATTATCATTTTTGGTTGGCAAATAATGTTCAATCAGGAACATCGTTGACAGCTTTTAATTCATCAATATCAGGAACGACTTCTACTTTTAATCAAACTATAAATGCTCCAAATACAGTTACAGTTTCTTCTAACGCTGGCACCGTTCCAATTACTTACCGAATAAACAACTTCACAAACAGTTCGGCTTCAGCAATGACGATTACTATGTCAGTAACAAGTGCTGTAGATGGACAACAGTGTATTGTTAGAATTTATGACGCTTCAGGGGCAACCAAAGGAATTACTTGGGTAAACACAGAAAACAGTGCAAATATAACAGCACCAGCAACATCAGCAGGAAGCACAACAATACCATTAACGGTCGGGTTCATTTTTAATGGGGTTACATCAAAATGGACTTGCGAGGCTTATTCATAAATGTCATCAACTATAAAAATATTAGCTATAGGGGGAGGAGGTTCTGGTGGAACTGGAGACAATGGACAATTTTTTGGTGGCGGTGGAGGATCTGGAGGATTTCAATATGACTCATCTCACATTGTTACGTCTCAAACATATACTATTACAGTTGGTTCTGGGGGAATTAGTGTTGGTACTAACACTAATGGAAATACTGGTGGAAATTCAGTTTTTGATAATATTACTGCTAATGGTGGCGGTGGTGGAAGTTATAATCGTAATGCAAGTAATGGCGGTTCAGGAGGTGGCGGCGGAGCAGATGCAGGTGGATCTATCTCTTATTCTGGAGGTTCTACATTATCAGGTGTTTCAGGAATTGGCCCAGGAGGGATAAATAATCAAGGTTTTGGTGGTGGAAATGGATATTTTAATCTTAATCAAGGTGGTGGAGGAGGCGGAGCAGGAGCAGTAGGCGTTAATGGCAATACAACTGGTAATGGCGGGGCAGGATTTTCAAATTCTATTACAGGTTCTTCGGTAACTTATGCAGGTGGTGGTGGTGGAAATGTCGGTGCTGGGGGTTCAGGAGGTGGCGGTGGGCATGGTTCATCTGGAACAAATGGTTTAGGCGGAGGCGGAGGGGCTGAAGGGGGTGCTGGAGGTTCAGGAATAGTTATAATATCTTTTGCGACCAATGGAAGTTCAGGAGTTTATAGCTATTCAACCACAGGAAGTCCATCAGTAACTACAAGTGGAGGAAATACTATTATTTCTTATGCTAGTTCGGGTTCCTTTACTCCACAAACATCATTAAATCAAGGTAATATGTTAATGTTTTTTTAAATGATTTCACAAGAACAAAATTCAAACGGAGACTTAGAATGGGTAATTGATTCTCCACAGAATGGAACTTCAGATAGCCCTGAAAGTGGTTTTGCTGATATGAGAAATGTGAATATAGATAGTATTCCTGGAATTGCTTTGTGTAATTATAAACTTCAACCGCAAACTCCAGTAGCAAGTAGCGGAACTATTAGTGTATTAAATTATACAAACGGAATATATACATTAAGTACTTCAGTTCTTTATGGAACATTGATTAACGTGAGTTCAGGAATACCAGGAGTTTCAGGAGCAAATTATTATTGGTTTGGGGGGGCGGGATTTACGGGTACAGGAGGAACAAGTGGATTTCTTGCTTCTGTATTTGACCCAGCACATTCTTTTACAACTTATCCGACTGTTACTGGTAACGGAAGTGCAACCTATAGTGTTGTCAGTTTAGGACAACCAAAATGTTATGCAATAGATACTGGAAGAAACGGACAAAATTTTAATTATTATATTTTAGATAGTTATGGACAAGTTTGGACTAATTATTATGGAAATGTTGGAATTTCATTTAATAGTATTTGGGTTCAATTAAAAGGAAACCTAACAGGAAATGGTGCTAATAATTACGCCTATGGAAATGGAATTTGTTTTTATAAAAAATACTTATTCGTTTATAGGGATAAAGCAATAGATGTTTTTGACGCTTACGGTCAAGAAGCAACTCCTTATAGTTGGACACAAAATTGGTACACAACCTTTAACGCTACTAATGGTTCAGCTTGCCCTCACCCTGCTATTTGGGGGCAAAACGACAGACAGTATTACGGAGATACAAGTTTCTTAGGGAATATTTATGTTACCAATCCAGCGGTTTCTTCACTTGCAAACTTTATTATCAACACCTCAACCCAGCCAACACTTAACTTACCTACAAACGAAGTTATATCATCTCTTTGCGAACCGAGCATAGACGCTTCCCCTGGAAACTATATTTATTTAGGAACTAATACTTCTCAATACATTTATCCTTGGAATAAAACCCCTCAAGCATATACAGTCTATAACGCAACCTCAACACAGATACTTACCACTTCTTATGACGCACCTTTAGTTATGCCAGAGGTAGGTTGCTTTGGAATGATTAACATAAACAAGTTAGTCTATATCTTAGCAGGTCAGAGAGGAAATATTTATTACACAAACGGAAGTTCAATAACGCATTTTTCAAAAATACCTTATCAACCTACACAAACGCCATATCCTATCTTTACTTGGGGAGGGATTATGTCTTTAAGAAACAATTTAGTGGTAGGAGTAGCAGATGCTAATAATAACGCTTCAGGGGTCTATTCTATCGCTTTGGCAGTGGGTCAGATGTTAAACAATGTAGCAGGAGCAATTAGATATATAGGACAACCTTCAAGCGGAATGGTTAATCCAACAGTCTTAATCCCAAATGCGAATGGATTAAATTACTACGCAGGAAGTACAGGGGTTATTGATTACTTAGACACCACAACTCCATCGTTTTATACTTACGACTCTTCAACTACAACATTACCCGTAACAGGAACTTCGTATATTGAGTCAGATTTAATCCCAATAGGAACGGCTTTTAGTCCAACTTCAATAAGCAAGGTCAGTGCAAAATTAGATTCAACTTTAGTTTCAGGAGAGAAGTTTAGAATTTGTATGAGAAGTAACTTATCGGACAGTTATGTAAAAGTCTTTGAACAAACTACGGTAGGTGCGATAGATGGAAAAAGTGATAATGGAATACCTCTTAATCAGGGCGACAGTACCGCAACCCCACAGCAAGGTTTAAAATGGGTACAGTTTAGAGCAGATTTAGATTGTTCTGCATCGGGCAGTAATAGAAGTTTTGTTCGCTTAAAGGAAATTAGATTTTCATAAATATGGAACAAGAAGAATTACAACAAAATCAACCATTACAACCACAGCAACAACTGCCTGTAAATAATCCTTTACAACCGACACCAAATACAATTCCTTTTCACCGACATAACGGAAAAGACGCACCAAAAATCAACGCACACGACTTATTAGGTTCACCTACAACTTTACAGACTATATCAGTTGCAAGTGCTACTGTCGCACCAACCTACGCTTCACAAGAAGGGACAGTAATAATCCAGTATGATACAACTCACTGGGTTATGTGGATTAGGATTAATTCATTGTGGAAGTCAGCAACATTTTCATAATTAAACAAAACAAAAATGAAGTCATTTAGCCAGTTACAAAACTATTTTACGACTGCTACTCAAAACACCTCGGCAGCTAATATTGCATGGGGAAATCAACTCATTAATGATGAGCATAGATACCTTTTGCAAAAGTATTTTAATAATGAAACAGTTTATAGTATTCCAACTCAAGGTGCAGCAAGTCAAAATTTAACTCTTACAGGAACTTTATCGGCAGGAGCAACATCAGCAACCTTAAATGCAGTTTGGGCTGGAGTTACTGGAACATACAATGTAGCATTTTCAGATGGAGAGACTTTTCCAACCAATTTTACTAATGGTTCTGCATCAATATCTTGGCCAACTGCTTTGGTAAATAATGTCAGTTCAACTATAAGCGTTCAGGTATTATTACTTACAGGTTCGCTTTCAGCTGGTGCAGTATCAGCAACTTTAGCATCAAATTGGACAGGAAATACTATTGGTATTCAAATTACTTTTTCAGATGGAGAAGTTAGATTAGCAAATTTTACAAATGAGGCGCCCACTTTGACTTGGCAAGTACCACTGCAGTTTAGTGTTACAAATCAGATTAGTGTAGGAGGGCAGCAATTCTATGCGTTGCCACCTAACTATTCCAAGATGAAGAACGTTACTATTACACAAGGGAATCTCCAATGGCCAATGCAGGAAATGCTTACACGACAAGAATGGGACAGATTAAATGTATTTCCTTACTATGCTAACATCCCAGTTTATTTCTATATCTATCCAGGAGGAGACCACGGAGGACAAGTAGGCATTTGGCCTATTCCTTCAACGACTAATAATGTAATGAATTTTAGTTATAAATATAGAGTACCAGATTTAAGTATTGCAGATGTCAATGACCATACAGTAAGCATTACTACAAAGACAGTAGGAGTTACAGGTTCTTCTACTGCATTTACTCCAACCAATAATATTCAACTTGAAAGTAGGTGGATTCAATTTACGCCATCAACAACCGCTTCAACTAATGGAGATAATTTATGGTATCAGGTATCTAATATAACAAGCGGAACCGCCTTAACACTTTATCAACCATATCAAGGAACTACCTTATCGGGAGCTTCTTATACTTTAGGACAAATGCCCTTACTTTCTGAAGATTTTCAAGACTTGTTAGTTTATAGACCATTAATGATTTACTTTTCTTCAATTAACAAAGATGCTGATAAGGCTTCACAGTTTAAAGATTTATATGAGGAGAAGTTAAAACAGTTAGCGGAGTATTCGGGTTCAAACACAGTTCAGGTAAATTTATCAAGACGACCTATTTCAAACAATCCCAACCTTTTCGGAAGTTCATTTGGTCAATAAATATGTTAAAATAAGAGTATGAGAAACGAAAAAGGACAATTTATAAAAGGTAGTAGTGGGTTCACTGGAAAACATTCTGAAAGTGCTAAATATAAAATGCGTATTGCCAAATTAGGTAAACCATCAAACAGAAAAGGTTATATTACATCAGAGGAAACAAAGTTAAAACAAAGATTATCTCATTTGGGTAAGAAACAAACAGAAGAATGGAAAGAGAAAAATAGACAAAGAATGTTAGGTAATACTTATGGGTTTAAAAAGGGACATCATATAAATAAAGGAATGAAAAAATCTGAAGAATACATAAAAAAAGTAAGTGGTAAAAATGCTTACAATTGGAAAGGTGGAATTGATGCAGGAACAAGGGTTAAAAATGCTCCAAGACCTAAACCTGAACAGTGCGAGGTTTGCGGTGCTATGGGTAGGATTTGTTACGACCATTGCCACACTACTGGAAAGTTTAGAGGTTGGATATGTAATAGATGTAATCTTGCATTAGGACTTGTAAAAGATAATAAAGAAACATTACAAGCATTAATAAATTATCTTAATAATTAAAACAATATGGCAACAAATAATTCACTTCCAATAGGAGGATTTGGGCTTAATGGTTCAGGTAATCCTAATGCACTAACAAATCAACCAGGTATGATGAAACTTCCAGCGGGTATGTCTCCGATGACATTAAATCCTAACGGAAGCGTAGGAACAAATCAGACTTCAACTGCTGGGTTATTTTCTAACGCCAATGGCTCTCCAGTTAAAGGAGCAGGAGCACCATTAACCTTTTCACAAGGACTAATGAATAGTGCCGTTAATAGTTCTTCACCAGTTGTAAATGGTGGAGGTTCTTCAACTTCTGGTGCAGGAACAGGTGGTAGTAACGCAGGAGGAAATAATAATCAAAACAATCAAAATGGAGGAGGTTCAACTGGTACATCTACCGCAGACTTAAATGCAGCTCATCAAGCAAAAGTAGATGCAATAACTAAGCAAATATCTGATTTACAAGGTCAATTAAAAACCAAACAAGACCAAGAAGCGACAAATGTTGCCAGTTATCCATCAGGAACTACACCACAAAAAGACGCTAATGGTGATACTATTCCTTATGTAGCCCCAACCCAAAATCAACAAGCAGTATCAGGGTTATTAACCCAAGCTAATCAAAGCCCTGCTTATACTGATGCTATAGCAGCCGAAAACGCAGCACAACAAAAAATAACAGACCTCCGAAATCAAGAAGGAACTGCTCTCGGACAAATAGGTGGAGCAGGGAGTCCTCAAACATCTGGCTCAGCTGCGGGTTCAGCTATGACAACTCAATCAGAGTTTCAAAATGAAATAGCCAACGCTCAAAGCACGCTTACACAAGCCCAACAACAAGCACAACAGGCAATATCAGAACAAGGAGCTCAAACAACTGCTGGAAATGAAGCAGCAAGTCAGACTTCACCAATTGGTGCCGCTCCAATAATGAATCCCCAGACTGGTCAATTAATAAATCCTGGATTGGTTCAAGATGCTATGATTGCGGTTCAGGCAGACATTAATAAGGGAGCTGATATAAACAACGACCCAAATATACAAAAAATAGCCAGTTCTATGGGTTTCTTAGGTTCAACCGCAATTCTTGATATGGCGAATAAATTAGGAGTAAGCACAACTGCTCAGAGTGCGGCTTCACAACAAAACGCAAGCACGGGTCAGTCATTCCAAAATCAAGGAGCGGTATTACAAGCAACTCTTACTGGTATGGATGGGTATGGCAAGCAATTACAAACAATAATGGGATTAAGTGGAGCTAATCCATTTTCAACAAATATCGCTAATCAAACATATAGTAATTATTTTACTAATGTTAACCCATCAGCTAAAGATTCTATTAATGCTTATTTGGCTGAAGTTAAAAACTCTGCTTCGCAAATTATAGCTTCATCAACAGGTGTTAATCCTATTGAGGTTACAAATATGTTAAATTCTTATGATTTTACTCAACTCTCTCCAAAACAACTTAATGACTTTATGCAAAATATTGATGCCGCTGGACAAACAAAGTTAAGTACATACCAACAAGGTAAAAATGCTTCTTATGGTGGTAATATAGGATACTCTGGTAATACCGCTAATCCTAATGCTCCTGTAAATGGTGGTACTGCTAATAGTCCAATAGTTGCAGGTGCGGCAACAGGAGCGACTGCGTTTAGTGGTTTATTTAATGATATTATGAACGCTTTAGGGGCAAATGCAACAACAACAGTATCTGGAGCGGCAGGAGGATTAGCAACCAAAATGTTTGGAGGTTAAAATTAAAATAAAATATTATGGATAATACAGCATATAATATAACAAAGTCAATAGGATATACGGAAAATGGGGGAAAGCCAAATATAAAAAATCCCAGTGCAGGAAAAACTGGGGAGATGGCTTCTATTTTTCAATACGAACCCTCAACATGGTCTGCTTATTCTTCGCAGATTACAGGTAAAAAAAATATGCCACTTACACCAGATAATGAGGTAGCTGTAACTCAAGCAAAAATACAACAATGGCTTGATGAAGGAATGACCCCGCAACAATGCTTTAGTGCGTGGAATGCTGGGCCAGGAGAATCAAATGCTTATACAGGAAAGTTTTCTGATGGACAATCTTCAGTAGGAGTAAATGCAAAATATGGAGTAAAGTATGATGTCCCTGGTTACGTAGATAAAGCTATGAATTATTTTAATCAATTTAATAATGGGCAATCTAATCAACAATCATCACAGCCAACACAGCAAAATCAAACACCATCCGTAATGCCTTCTGTAAGTCCAACTGCCTCACCACAAAATCAACCTCCACAAGTTCCTCAAAGTAAGTTAGCATTATCACCTCAACCCAAACAATCATCAATGGCAAGAATACCAGGTTTAATGCCCAGCAAAGGGTAGAATAAATAACAACATTAAATAAGGAAATAAACTGCAAACTGTAATTACTCCTAAAAATGCTATAAATATTTTCAATACAATGTTCATATTTTTTAACAATTAAAAGGCGGCTAACTGATGAGAAAACCGCCTTGTAATTATTCATCAGTTAATAATATACTAACTATACCATATAAACTATTAAAAAGCAATTAAAATGAACCCAATCGCAAACGCCCTAAATAAAGCCCAAGCACCCAACGCAACTTTCAGAAAGTTAGCTAAACAAGGTGTTAAAAATAAAATGCAAGGTATTGTTATTAGAACAGACCCTTCAACTACTGCAAAGGGTAATAAGACTTGCGAAATATGCAAGGAAGCTAAGAGGACAGGTGCACCTTTGCCTCCTCAACATAGGAATTGCCGTTGTTCAATTCAAAAAGTATAAATATAATTAAATAAAAAGAATATGTTAAAAGTTAAATTAGGAAAAGAAAAATTAGATAACTTTGGTTATCAAGTATCAGACCATAAAGGTAAAGTTTTGAAGGAAACAGGAAATTATAAAAAACACGCAGTTAATAAAACCTTAGAAAAGGCTAGAGGTGGTATGATTGGAGATTTAAAAATCACAATGAGAGATAAAGACTTGAAGAAAGACCATTATAAAGAGTTAGGTAAAAAATAATTAAAATATAAAACTATGTTAAATGTATCACCAACAGGAAAATTAACATCTCAAACATCAGCGGGTGGATTACAAACTTCCACTACAGTTTTAGCGGCAAATGAAGCAAGAACTTCTTTTATGATTCAGAACCAATCCACAAGTCCTTTATTCATAGCGTTCGGAGTAACAGCAAGTTCTTCGGTTTATCATTTAGTCTTAAAAGGTTGTACTGGTGCGGCAGACGGCTCGGGAGGTGTAGTGGCAATGGAGCAAGGGGTAATTTATTCAATGGCGATCACTTGTTACGCTTCTGGAACTCCAAGTTATACAGTCACAGAAACAGCCGACCAATAATATTAAAATATAATAAAATGATAAACTCACCCGAAGTAAATATTCCTTTAGACCAAGCAACCGCTCAAGCAATAGAGCAAGGTAAAAATCAAGTAACTTTATTACAGGCAGAAGTTTCCCGACTTACCAAACTACAATCTCAAATAAATAGAGATATAGTAAATTCGGCTACAACTAAATCCAACTTAGAATCCTCAATTTTAGTTTTACAATCCCAATCCGACAAACTAACTTCTGACAACGAAACACTTCAAGAAAGTGTCAAAACTTCGTCTCAGACGCTTGAAGATATTAAAAATCAACAATCCATCATCTCTGAAGAAATAACATCACAGAGAGCCGATTTAAGCGTAAAACAGGACTCTTTAAAACAGGACAAAGACGCTTTTGATAAAGAAAAAGCAGACTTAACGGAAAGCGTTCAAAATCATCAAGCTGATAAAGACGAATTATCTAAGAAGAAATCTTTCTTACAGGAATTATTAACTAAGTTATAAAAAATGGAGATTACTGGTTCAGGAGGAGGTTCATCTGAATTAGAAGTGGGGGTTACAACTATCGTAGGAGGAACGAATGGACTTTTTCTTTATGATAATAACGGAGTTTTAGGAGAAGTTGCCGGTCTCACCAAATCCCAAGCCGACACTTACTACCTCGCCCTTGACCAAACCACTCCCCAAACCACAATAGGGACTTTTACGTTTACCCAGATTATAGATTCAGGACTTATCGCCTCCTCTCTTGTAATGTCTGATGGAAGTAAACAACTTATTTCAATAGCCAATAATTCTACTGCCGTTGAAAAGTTCCTATCCCAGACTTCTTCTGGCACGCCTTCTTGGCAGACAGTTCCCTCGCAAGGACTTCTGACTTATTACTTAACTCCGACAGCTTCTACTCCGCCAGCAGGCTATTTAGCCCAAACAACCGCTCCATATTCTCCGAAAACTACTCTGCCCTTTGCTGGAGTTAATACTACAAGAGTTTTACAGAACTTCATTACTCCTGTTGGATTTCCTAATTTAGCTTTTATACCAGCAGGACAATACGAATTTCACATACACGCAGATTCAACCAATCCAGCTTCAATTAACCTATACGCCGAGTTTTGGGAAGTATCTTCTATTGGAACGGATATAGGTCTAATAGGAACTACAGAAACGACAGCAGGGAATATGGCAGGAAGTGAACAAGAGTTTAGATTGTATTTTGTCAACGCAAACGTCTATACGATGGGTTCTACCGCCTCAAGAATTGTTTGCAGAGTTTGGGCTTTAAGAACTTCTTCATCTCACGATATTAATTTATATGTCGGTGGCGAAGCCGATTCACACATTTCACTTCCTTCAAACACAGTAGATGCCACAAACTTCGTACCTTATACAGGAGCAACAGCAGATGTTAATTTAGGTTCTCATAATTTGACTGTTAATACATTAAATTATACAACACTTAACCCCCCAGCTGGCGGTGGAGCTTCAACTGGCACACCTTACGCAAATTTATCTGGTTATTCCCAACAAGCCATAAATATGGAGGGGCTTATAAACGGAGAGAATTTGATTTTAACAGCAGGAACAGGATTGAGCATTTTACCTATAACGGTAGAATTAGCAAGCTGGAATGTTACGGGAGCTACAACATATTGGTTTTACAAAAAAACTGCCGGAGGTGTGATACAGGGCGTGTTTGCTCAAAATGGTAGTTTAGCCGCCAACGCACACGCTGAATTTAATATACAGGATAGAATAGTATTAGCCCCAGGAGAAACACTTTGGTTGCACACAAACACAGCCAATGTATTTCTTTCAATGTCTTACCATCAATGGACTTCCGGAACCGGTCCGAAACAGTTTTATATCCCGATTGATAACGCCCAGAATTATGTTTTATACACTTGCCCTGCTGGAAAAACCGCTTCAATATTTACTTCTACTGCACCTGCCACTTCTTCTATAACGCCTGGTTTTATCGGAGGATACAATACTTCGTCAGCTTCGCCTACATACACAATATGGCTTGTAAAATCTGGCAGTTCAGCAGGCAACGCAAATAAAATAACCACCTTTAGTTTGGGAGCAGGAAACGTAACCCCGGCATTTGGTAGCGTTTCACTTTCTGGCGGTCTGGCGGCAGGAGATAGTATAATAATCACTTCAAGCAGTGCATTGGCAGGTCAATACGCATTTGTTTCGGTTTTAGAAGAATAATATTAAACAAAAAAATATGGATAACGCAGTAACACAAACAATAAACATAAACCAGCCTAAAATTTTACAGGCATTAGGAAATATAGATATTCCGACAGGAACAAACAGGGCTTTGTATTTTCAACTTCTTAATGCGGTTTATAACGCAGAAAATTCACTTTCTTTAACACAAGATTTGTATGAATATTATTTAACGGTTTTTCCACAATAAAATGGAACTTACAACAGAGCAAGTTCAAATGGAGATTAACACAGAACGTGCCAAAGCAGAACAAACTCTTGCAAATCTTCCTGCGAAAGAAGCAATGTTAAAGACAGCCCAAGATAAGGTGGAAGCTATGCAAATAACCGAACAATCTATGCAAAAAGACACAGAACCTATACAAATTAAACCGGAATAAAATTTTTTAGTAAAATTATTAACATTCGATTAAAATGTCAGAGCAAGATTCAGTAGAAGTAAAAATAGGTAAGTTGGAAACAAAGATTGATTTTGTTCTGACTGAAATTAAAAACTTGAGAGATGGGACTTATCAAGATATTTGTAACCTAAAAGATAAGTACGAAAAAATTGAGAATGAAGTAGTTGATTTAAACGCTACAAGGTCTGATTTTAGAGCAAAGATTGAAGAATCTACAAGACAATGCAAGTTGGCACACCAATCAGAAGAAAGATATGTTAAGTTTTTAGTTTGGATAGCTTCCGGTTATGCCGCCTTTATTACAGGAGTTATGATATGGATAATTTATAATAAAAAATAAAATATGACAAAATCAGAAAAAAAAGCCAAAGAAGAAAGAGAAAATATCTCTGAAGAAAGAATGAAAAAGTATTGGAATGAGATGCGTAAAAGATGCGGGGGAAAGTAGAGGGCAGAGTGGCGGTGCGGTTATCGTGCAATTTAACCGCTTCACCGCTTTGTTCTTTACAATAGAAAGGAGGTCATTATGTGCAAGCGTTACGTGATGGACGAGATTTTCGTGGACAAGGATACGTTCTGGGCAGACGAACTGGTTATTCTCAAGAAGTTGTCGCTTCTTATGAAACTGGTTCAATCTGGTCGTGAACGCATTGTTGTTCAAATCATTGAGGAAGAGGTCACCATTGCAAAGGAGATTAAGGTATGAGTAAGCACCGCAAACCCCGTGGTCGCAACACACACCACATTTACTGCCAACAGCGTTTTCCGGAATTGCGTAATGCAAACTGGAACCAAGTTGACGTGAATGTTGATGCTCACAACAAGTATCACTGGCTTTTCAACAACCGCACCCCCGAGGAAATCCTTGAGTATCTCATTAGATACTTTTGGGGTGGCTACATTCCACAGACGATTAGAAAGGAGAAAAACTAATGGGTTTCTTTGAACAGACTGAACGCCCAGAGCGAAATTCCCGCCTTTGGTTTTCCAACATCCACAACTTAGAAGAACTTGAAGAAGCATTAAGCTTCGCCAGAGGACTTCTTGAGGAGTGCGTGCTTGCAGGCAGGAAGACGACCATTGAGGTTTATACCGAGAAGCGGACTCCGAACGTCCAGCAACCCGAAAGCAATATTCCGCATTATGCAGGAATGACCTCTTGAATTAAGTGGCTGGGAGTCCACTCAAACTCCCATTCTTTATAAATTAAACTACCAATTATAGTTATAAGATTGGTTTCATAGCCTTCGGGCGGCGATTGAGTAAAAACAATGGTTAATGACCATTACGGGCAACCGTGTCAGACTACGCAGGAACTGCTTTTAATGGCAAGCATTGTGGCGAATAGCCTACTTAACTACCAATGCGTTCCTGCATAGATAATAATAGTTAAGTCTATTAAGAGTATAAAATGAGTATAATTATACTTTAATAGTTAAAAAAATGAAGAAAAAAGCAAAGAAAAAAGTTAAGCATAAAATTAAAATTTATTATAGATGAATAATCAAAATACAGGAGTTATCGCTCCTAATATACAAAACACTGACTGGGTTTTAGGGTCAGATACTGGAATTTCCTATAAAGAAAACTGCCAAGACTGGACACCATATTTACCAGTCTATG